AGCGGTTGTAGCCGAATTGGACACCTTAAGAGGAGTAGAGATGGTTGCCAACTTGGTATCAACGATACCTGCAGAAGCATTGATGTCTGCATTAACAATTGTACCGTCAACAATATCGCCTGAGACAATAGAACCAGTCAGCGATAACTTACTATAAGCAATAGCAGCGGACGCATTTACATCAGCATTAAGGATAGTTCCATCTAGCAACATAGTGCTAGTGACAGTACCCGTGTCCGTAAGGACTACTGCAGTACCTAGAATCTTAGTTTTATCTATTGCTGCACTTGCATTTATATCTGCATTTACAATAGTGCCATCGGTAATCATAGCACTGGTAATACCAGTAATAGTATTGCTACCACCAGCAATAGTTTTATTAGTTAAAGTCTGGGTATCGGAGATACCAACAACAGCACTAGTTACTCCGTGAACACTATGAGTTGTGTCATCTTCACCAGCATTATATGTTGCAGCACCAGTAGATTCAGCGTGCAGATTAGCAGCACTAAGGTCACGACCAATAACCATATGTCGAACTACAGCGCCAGCAGAGTGGGCTACACCAGTAGATGCAAACAAACCTGACCCATCAACACCACGAACAATAGTAAGGCTGTTACCAGAGGTGTAGGTTTTTACATATACAATTTCTTCAGAGGCTGTATCTGGGTCAATGACAACACAGAAGGTATCAGTACCTGCTGGTGTCTTACCACCCATAAGGTTAGAACCACTTGTCACAGCCATAGTAGTACCAGTGCTTGTCAAAGCACCCGTTAGAGTAGTTTGCTGAGACCGTGAGGAATATAGTCTAGTTGCCATTTGTATCCTTAAACTGCGTAGTGGACGCGGATTGGGTTTTGTGCTTGTTGATTTTTAATTTCTTCATTAAGACGTTGCTGAAAGAGAGCGTAGATTTGTTTAGTAGTTGAACCTGATGTACCGAATGGTCGCTTACTATCTGTCTCATCTGCCTGTGGACTAACCATTGCAGCCTTGGCAGGGTCTAAGAAAGCAAGCAATCGGTAGATTGCGCCATAAATAACTACATCTTTAATTGATTCTGTAAATCCAGTTTGAGTTGTAAAAGTTTCTGCTGAGGTAGTAAATGTAGATGGTGTCCCGTAATAGACAACTTGAACTGTACGACCAGATGTTGGTATGTCAGCAATAGTTAATGTCTGTACTTTATCTGTGCTAATTGGCGTTGCACCTGTATCAGCAAATGTAGTAAAACCAGCATAGTTAGCATTAGAATCAAATCGGTAGTTACGTATAGGTTGCCATACTTTAGATGGTCCAACTGTTTGATAAGATACTGATTGAATAGATTGAATATTTAAATTACCAAATGCATAGGTAGCAACTGCAGAATTAAATGTAAAACTTGTAGTCTTTAATGATTTGACTTGGCTACCAATTGCATTGATTGTATCGTTGATTGCACGCTTGATTGAAAAACGTGGGAATGTCGGTGAGATAGTTACCTTGTCATATATGGCTGCAGTAGCAGCAGTACTGCCTAGATAACCGCGCCCATAAGGGGCGACTGTTGCTGTATTAGCAAGTCTATCATAAAAATCAACCCATAGCAACTCATCATTAATTTCAATTATACCTTTACCTACATTATCACTAGATGCTAAGGCAAGAGAAGTCTGAGTAGTAGTTGTAACGGCAGCAGTTAAGTATGTTGAGCGGTCTTGTTGGTAGGTATAACCAGCAAGATTAATAAGTACTTCATTAATCATATCGCCTAATGTAGTCACGAAGAGATGCTCCTTAAAGAGTCAACGGCTGATGTGGTTGCAGGTTTGCTAGCAAGTTCAGCACACACAGCATTTAATCCCTTGTAGTTTGCTGGAGTTCTAGCAGCAGTAACCTTGTAATTAAGGGCTGCAATAAGTCCTAAACCAGTTGTGCCTGCCCAAGCATTGGCAGCACCTTGTTCTGCCTTGAATGCTGTTCTGGCAGGGTAAGTACCGCTATTGGCTAAACGATTAAGTTCGGCTACGATTGGGCTACCTGCATTACCTACTGCCATTTATTTTCCTATCTATACTTTGCTGTTTTTTTGGCTATTGCTTTTGGTTGCTTTACAAATTTATTTACTTTTTCTTCTTTTTTGTTGTGCCGCCAACTGCTGCGGTCACGCGCGCTGTTGATGCCTGTTTTTTGACGCGCTTTTCAATAAAAGTTGCTCGGCTTGCAGTACGATTTGCGTCGTTTTGACGACGAACCTGTACAATTTTTGCAGCGGCTGTTACTTCACTACGTGTTAACTTTTTACCTGTTGCTGCTTTTGACTCTGCTTGTACAAGTCTTTTCGTCTTAGCATAACTAACGCTACCAAATCCTTTTGTGGCGTGGTTGCGAGCGCGACGGGCCTTGTCTGCGATTGATTCTGGCATTTTATTTCTCCTTAGAAAGATTATTTGGATTTTGCTTTATTGCGTTTAGATATTGCACTAGCCTTGCTCTTGGCATCAGATTTAGATGATGCACCCCAAGCCTGTAGACTTAGTAACAGACGGGTTGGTTCACCATTAGGCTTGCGTTCTGGTCCAGCATTGCCTGCCATACGTGCCAGGAAAGAGGCTCTACGGGGGTTGTCGCCCGACTTAACGGGTGCCTTGAGAGTTCCACCCTTGTAGGATGCTCTGCCCTTGGCATTTAGCCCACCAGCGGGGTTCTTGCCTTCCTTGCGTGTCCAGGCTGCTGTCATTTTCTTCCTTTGCTCATAGCATCGTAATAGTGTTCATCAAATGAAAACCTCTTCATATGAGGGGCTGTTGCCCCAGTATCACACCAGAGCGGTACTCCTGCTTGAGAGCATTGAGAGAAGAAATAAATATCTTCTCCTACAAAGTTCTTGTCTCCACCAACTTCATTAAAGAATGGCTTAGGACCAAGAGCGGCTTCAATACGTTCAGGCACACTGCGGTGCATAAGCACAAAACCCATACCAGCAGCATCTACTTTGATAAACTTATCTTTAGGTAGCGGATGAATATACTTTAATCCAATAACGCCGTCTTCTTCTACAAAGTTATAGACTGTAGGATTAGGCATCATCAGTGGTTCTTCTGGGTTACTAGAAGTAAAGTAAACACCAGTAAGCAAAGGCTTACTAATGACATCTTTCTTTTTCCACAAACGTAAAAACTTATCAGGACTGATAACAACATCTGAGTCTACCCATAGTAGCCAGTCAGATTTGTTTTCTTCATACCATCTGCGGATAAGTCGTTCGCGTTGTCTGGCAATTTGATTGCCATTACTGCGTAGAGTTCCCTCAAATTTTATACCTGATTTAAGAAGTACGTCTGCTATGCCTTGCATAAACTTACCATCTACTAACCCATTATCACACCAGGCTAGAGTTATAGTATCTTCTTTCATTGTCCCCACCTTTACTACTTTTTCTTTTTATATAAACCTGGATACTTTTTATCTATTGCATCTATTTGATTTTGCTTAGACTTCTTCATACCACCAGGTGAAATCTGACGTTGATATTCTCTAATTGCATCAGGGCCTCTTAGTGGTTTTGCTGGAGCCTTGCCTAGTGGAGAAGGTGTTGCGCCATTACGACTAGGACGTTTTGGAGCAGGAGCCAGTTTAACTGGAGTACCAGGAAGTTTTGTGCGTTTGCCAACTGCTGGTTTTTTCATCTGTGCCATTACTTCTTCTTGCCCATTTTCTTGACAGCGGCTTTCTTCATTACCATCTTCTTGCCAGTCTTCTTGGCTTCCATCTTTGCCATTGCCATACCTTTAGCGCCATAACCGTATTCTTTTTTTCCAACCATTGGCATTATATTGCTCCTAAGTGTTTCATTACTTCTACCGATTTGGTATTTATGTCTTTTGTTTTAGGCATTGTCTCAGAGTTATAAGGCTTGTTAAGAATCTCTGATGCTTTGTGTGCTTGTTCAACCTGAGCACGGCTAGTGCCTGCTGGTTGTATACCTTGACTTCTTGCATCCCGATAAGCCTGTAACTCGGAAGTCCATTTCTTATCAGAAATATCTCTTACTGCATCTCCACTATTTAGTTCTAGTGTCATTACCTTGCAACCAAAACAACCTTCAACATACTCAGGATGTTTTTGTATCTGATGTAAACTCATTTGTCCCTACTCTACTACAAAGTTTGCTGATGTAACTCCAACACCACCTGCTATAAGTGCAGTTCTAATTGCCTCTGATATACCTTTGTGCTCATAACCACCACGATAAATAGCATCATAGTCATCTAGTTCAGAATCTAATAGGTAACGTCTTTGAGTATATGTAGAACCTGTAAGGGTAATAGTTATACCCTTATTTAGTTTATAGAAACTAAACAGGCGATGCCCACCAGCAGGTCCTTCACGGACTATCGGTGTTGTAAATGTATACGTTGCCATTAGTTCTCCTTAATGAACTTACAGCAAAGCAGGAAGCACGTGCTGTGCTCCTGCTCTGCAGTCAATCAATTAAGCGATTGATGAACCTGATTCGATTCGGTACAGTGCTTCTTCACGGTAGCGTGCAAAGCCAAGTACGCCGTACCAACCCATTGGGCGGTGACGCATTAACTTGTCAACTACTGGTCCGATTACTGTGTGTGGCTCTTCTGCAACTGCCTCTGCCAATGCTTGCTGTCCGCAAAGAATTGTGCGATAGACACGTGCAGATGATGCGCCATCTGTTGCGTTGTGCAAACGAGCAGACTCAACAAAGTAAGCACCTTCGTATGAGCCGATTTCTCCAGCCCAGATGTTTTCATTGCTGTTGTACTCGTGTGGCAAACGCCATCCGCCTGCGCCTGTTTCGGCACGTAGGTCGTGTGATACTTCTGGGTGGATACCAGCCCAGTACATTGAACCCTTACGGGCAACTGACTTGTTAGCACGTAACTTAGCAACTGCCTTGCGGAGGTTGGCTGAAGATAGTGTTGCTGCAGCGGTAACTGTAACAGTAGATGTAGCAGTTGAACCAGAGTAAATTACGTTGGTTCCACCGATAAGTACTGCGCTTACAATTGAGTCAATAGTATCTGCAAGGTTAAATGCAATAATATTGGCAATGGCTGGGTCTACATCAGCAAGGCTGAAGAGTTCCAGTGCACGTGTTACAAGAACAGAGTTACCATACTCAGCAAGAGTAATGGTTGTAGATGTTGGCGTAGACATTGCTACGGCATCTGGGTCTGTGCTTTCTGTTAGTGCGGATGATGCTACTGATAGGTCAACATAGCGTTGTAGAACAACTGTTGAACCTGGTACTGCAAGTTTAGCGGGTTTCTTATCTGCGACAGAACGAAGTAGTGGTTCTGAGCGGAGAGCGAACTCTAGAAGACGGTCATATGCCTTCTGAACTAAACCTGCACCACCTGCTGTGCCTCCAAAGGAAGCACCGCCTGTTGATACAAAGGCGTTAGCCATATCGTCACCTCCAAGTGACTAGTGTGAATGATGATTAAGAGTTGTAAATCATAGAAATAATCTCTTCTGCAGATTGTGCATTAGCGATTTTCATTTCTAGATTTTCAGCCCTGTCTGGTGTTAAAGCGCCAGAAGTTACAATGTCTTGCTGCCGTAAGGCAGCACGGTCAATAGTATCTTCAGACTTTTCTTCGTACTGCACTTCTAAACCAAAGACTTCAGCGTTATCTTCAAGATAGTTAAGAACACTCTCTTCAGTGATTTCGCCTTCTAGTTCTTTAGCAATGATGCGTGCAGCCTTTGGGCTTACACCATTAGTTTCTAGGACCTTCTTGATGATTGATTCTTTTTGCGCTTTAGAAAATCCATCAAGTTGTTCTGTGAGTTCTTTGAGACGCTTCTCATCTGCTCTGGCTTTTTTACGCAACTGTTTAATTAAGTTGTTATCATCCATTGGCATATCCGTTGCATCTTCATCGTCTTCTTCATCCCAGTAGTTGTTGCTCATAGCAACCACCCTTCTATTCGTTGTAGTCGCAAGCCACAGGTTCTAGTCGGGGAACTAGATTGGCTCTTGCTATCGGTCTATTACGCTGACGGGGCCGATGGGTCCGTTCAGGATTCTATTTGTTTAGATACTACCTGCGATAGAGTTTTTGCTTAAGTATTGAGTAGAGAATGCGCCTCCTGCTAATCCAGCACTACTTTGAAAAGTAGCACGTTCTTTAGATGCTAAGCGATTACGCTTTAACTTAGCCTCTGCTGATTGACCAAGAAATTCTTGTTCAGCAATATTTTGGTTATAGCCAATATTATCTTCTTTATAAATATTAGATAGTTTTGTACCAGTTGGTAATACTTCAGCAACATCTTGATAACCAACCTGTGCTTCGGCATAGGTAACGCCTTGCTTTGCATATCCTTCTGCTGTCATAGCATTAGTTACAAGACCTTGTTGATTAGCAGCAGCACCAATTTCAGCAGAAGATACCTT